CGCCAAAATTGCGCCACATCAGATTAACAAAAAAATGTTTGTCATCAACATTGATGAGCCTTGAACTTTCACTTTCTAAAATCAAATAAAATGACAATCGAACAAATAAAACAAGCAGCAAAAGTATTGTTTGCTTTAACAGAAATCGAAGGGTTAGAGATGAAGGACGTGGAAAACATGGGTTTTGTTTATCTAAATGAAAATCAAATTTCTTACTCAAAAACTAAAGTTTTGAGAGATGAAGAAAAATTTTGGGATAGCATCAATCACATGGCAATTACTGCCGATGAGATTTTCGATAAATTAATGATTCATTTGTACGAAGATGAAACCATTGAACAAAATTAAAACCCCTATGCTCGAAGAAATCAAAAATTACGTTGAGAAATCAAACGAATTACGGCTGCAATCATCAATACTTTTGCTCTATTACACAAATCCAAAATCAACTGCAAAAGAATTTCACGACCAGCGAAATAAAGTGAAGCAGTTGGTTGAAGAACAATACAAATGCTTTAAACAAATTGAATATTTACTACAATGACAAACAACGATTTAATCACATTAGTTTTACAAGCTGCAAAGAATGCAGAGGTAGAAATTTTTGAAGTAGGCGAACTATCAATAAGCTATTTTGGCTTTAAAATCAGATTGATTGGCGAAGTATCAGGTACTTCATTTGGCAGCAAAAAAGACTTTGAAAATTACGAGTTTGTTTATGCAGCAATTTTAAAAGAAAAACAATTATTAATTGAAATAACAACAAAATAAAAAAATATGATTTACAGAGACCATTTTCAAAATTACAAACGCTATACAATTCCAAAAGCACAATTGATTATAGCTGACATTCCTTATAATTTAGGAAATAACGCTTATGCTTCAAATCCTGCTTGGTATAAAGACGGAGACAATAGCAATGGCGAAAGTGTTTTAGCTGGTAAAAGTTTCTTTGATACTGATGAAGATTTTAGACCTGCCGAGTTTATGCACTTTTGCTCAACTATGCTAAAATCTGAAAGCAAACCTAAAAAAGTTGAAGGAGAAGCAAGGCAAAAAGGCGATGCACCTTGTATGATTATATTTTGTGCTTTTGACCAACAAATGTATTTGATTGAATTAGCTAAAAGATACGGACTGAATAATTATATAAACTTGGTTTTTCGCAAAAACTTTTCTGCTCAAGTGCTAAAAGCAAATATGAAGGTAGTAGGTAATTGCGAATATGGTTTGATTTTATACAGAGATAGACTGCCAAAATTTAGAAATAATGGCAAAATGATTTTTAATTGTATGGACTGGCCAAGAGATGGAGAAAGCGAAAAAATACACCCAACTCAAAAACCTGTTGAATTATTGAAAAGACTAATTGAAATATTCACAGATGAAGGAGATGTAGTAATTGACCCTTGTGCTGGTAGTGGTTCTACAATTGTAGCTGCTGAAAGAATGAATAGAAAAGGTTTTGGATTTGAGATTAAGAAAGAGTTCTGGACTAAGGCAAACCAATGGATTGAAGAAGAAAAACAAGCCAAAAAAGATATTGCAGAATTTGGATTTGATAAGTCTAAAATGGAGAAGTCTAATTTAACGCTGTGGTCTTAAAATGGCTTATAACGATAGGGCTTGCCGCAGGTAGGGAATTTGAAAAACTAAAGAACAAATAACAGATGAAGCAAAATAGAATTACAACAGCCGAAATTACGAACGTCAGCCCTACTTGCGGCAAGCCCCTTGTTATGGGCAGTACGGTTTATTTAGGCGATTGTGTCGAACTGATGAAAAAATATAAAGATGGTCATTTTGATTTGGCTATTGTCGATGTTCCTTATGGTATTGATGTTGCAAATATGGCTTTTTTGAAAGAGGTAAAAACAACTGTAAAGCAAAAAAACGGCACTCGTTTAAATGGCAATACAAATAAGAAAGTACACACTTTTAAAGATTGGGACAAAGAACCACCGCAACAGGAATATTTTGACGAACTAAAAAGAATTTCAAGGCATCAAATAATATTTGGAATTGAATATGTGAATTGGATTGGAGTAGGTAGTGGTAGAATAAAATGGAACAAAGGTGTTGCTGAAGGTATGAGTTTCAAAAAATATGAATTGGCTTATTGCTCAATGATTGATTATGAAATGGAATTGCCTTTATTATGGGCTGGAATGTGCCAAGCAAAAAGCCTAAGTGAGTCAATGACACAACAAGGGAATAAGAAGCTAAATGAAAAGAGAATACACCCTTGCCACAAGCCTATAATGTTGTATGATAAATTGCTTTTAGAATTTGGATTTAAAGGAATGAAAGTAATTGATACACATTTAGGAAGTGGAAGCAGTCGAATTTCATCTGATAGATTTGGGGTTTCTGAATTTGTCGGAATTGAAATAGATAATGAACACTTTAACGACCATCAAAAGAGGTGGTCAATTTATAAAAGTCAGCCGAAATTAGCACTATGGTAGTATTACGGCTAACTACTGGATTGCTGCAAACAAGTAGTTAATCACTATAATAAAATCAATGTGTTTGAGAAATTACAAAATATTGCAAGTGAACCGATATTTATTGCCTTTGGCATCAAATATTACCCGTATCATTTCTTTGATGCTGACTTTAATTTGTATCAAATATCACATTGCCCAAGACAAAGAACCTTACCAACAAAAAAGTTGGCGAAAGTGAAAATTGGGAGGTGTAGGGGTTTTAAAATTGATAGCCGATTTGTGAGTTTAAGCAGCTTGCAAGTAAAAATATTTGCAACAACGAAAGTGATTTTACCAATAGAAATGAAGGACAATTTTTGTCCATTTTAAATAAAAATAACAGCAAAATGAAAAATCAAATTGAAACATGGCAGCAACGCCACAGAATTTATGAAATGGCTTGGAAACGGAATTTAAAAGTCAATGATGATGCAGCTAAATTCTATTGGCAACAAATGATTGTGTGCCTTGATAAATTAGCAGAATATTTTACCCTACCTGAAAATTTATTCGCATGAAAGACCTAATCGTAATAATCATTTCAGCGTTAGCAGGGATTTCATTGTTCGCATTAATCATGTGTTGTTTGCAGCTAACTATTTGGGCTGCTGAATATTTACTGCTCATTAATAATAGTACGCATAAATGGGTTCGGCAGTACAATGCTATGAATGGCAAATGGTACTGGGCAAGAGTTGAACGTTCTACCACACAAAGCGTTTGAGGGTGTGTGGGTTGTTTTTATAGAGGTTCTGCGATTGATGGGAGTTGGTCGCAGAAACAAAAATAAAAGTTCTTTAAATGTTTTTCAACAAAAAAGAAAATAGTTTTAAAATTATTTGGAAATTCTATTTTCGCAACATATCTTTGCAATCAATTCAAAAATAAACAATAACAACATGAAAATCGAAATCAAAAAAACAACAAGACCAAACGGCAGTATTTTTTATGCTGCTTACAAAGAAGATGAAACAACATTCATTGGTGGCACTTGCACATTTGTAACAAGCAGCACAAATGATGAACAAGCAATTGCAGAGGTCGAAATGGCTGCAAGAAATTATTTAACTAAACCAATCGTTGAAACAGTTAAAACAATCGAAATTTAATTATGAGCAACCAATTAACAACAAACAAAAGGCAACTACCAGTATTAAATGACCTTTATCAGGATATTGAGTTGGCAGCACGAAACAGCGAATTAAATGTTTTGCTAAATCAACAACCGAAATTAGATTGGATAAAACAAAACAAATTTGCCAACAATACTAATTACTTGCCAATTGAGAAAGTAGAATATTTACTTACATCAATTTTCCTTTCATGGAGGCTCGAAATCAAAGAAGTAACTGTAATAGCTAATTCAGTTGTGGTTTGCGTTCGGTTGCACATTCAATCGCCGATAACAGGCGAATGGGATTGGCAAGATGGTATCGGTGCTGCACCAATCCAAACCAAAAGCGGCGCACCTGCAACAGACTTTTCACAAGTGCAAACATCAGCAGTGCAAATGGCAGCACCAGCAGCAGAAAGTTATGCTTTAAAAGATGCTGCTGAAAAGTTGGGTAAACTATTCGGTAAAGATTTAAACCGAAAAGATGTGATAGAAATTGCACCGCAAATGCAAAATAAAGCAGACGCATTAAATGACAAACTAAATAAATTAAAGGAGGCATCAAATGGGTAATTTATTTGAAGCGCAAGCCGATTGGCTGCAACAAAGATGCGGCAAAATAACTGCATCTGAAGTTTGGAAATTGATGGAAAAAGGTCGCAATGGTGAATACTTTGGCAAAGGTGCAAAAACATACATCAAACAGAAAGTAGCTGAAATATTGACTTTGGAAATTGTAAACGGTGGCAGGTCGAACATGGTTGCAATGGAATGGGGTTCAGCACATGAATTTGAAGCGGTACAGCGATTTGAAAAAGAAAAAGGTTTGTCGGTTGATTATTACGGCGGCGCAAATCCGAAGTTTTTTGAACTCGATGAATTTAGCGGCGGCAGTCCTGATGGATTAACCGAAGATGCAATTATAGAAGTCAAATGCCCTTTCAATAGCGGCGAACATATCAGCCATTTAGAACTGCAAACCGATATGGATTTGCTCGATTATGCACCTGAATACTACTGGCAAATGCAAATGAATATGTTAGTGTGCAAAAAGTCAAAAGGTTGGTTTATTTCTTTCGATGGAAGGTTTGCAGACGATAAACTGCAAATTCACATCATCGAAGTACCTGCCAACGAAGAAAATATTAATAAGCTAAAAGAACGAATTAACGAAGCCGAAAAGCAAATGAACACTACAATCGGACTTCTTCGTGGTATTGAAATTTAAGAACTTAATTTATGCAAACAACAAATCAAAAACTAATAGGCAGCTATTTGCACCAACTATTGAATCATGCTGCAATGTTGCGGATATACAGCGAATATTTTTCACAAGCCACATCGGATAAGAACATTCGGCATATTACAAAGCAGATGGATAGCAATATTATTGTAGGCATTGAAAAGTTATGTGCTGCAATTGGTAACAAAGAACTTAAATCGTTTGCAGATAGAAAGATTGTCGAGAGCCAAAGGATGCTCGATTTGATGGAAATAATGGAGTTATGCAGCAGGTTGAATGAAGAAAGCATTTCGATAGTTGCAGAAAGTTTAAAAGTACAATTGAAACCAATTTTAGACGAAGAAACCAAAATGATGAATAACCATGACCGACCTATTTAACCAACCCAGCAGCTACTACAACACGAACAACGAAAGCGGCGAAAATTTGGAAAAAAGCAAAGCGAAATCAGAAAGTCAGGAAGCGGATATTAAAATACTTTTTGAATGTAAATCGCTGCCAAATGGAATTACTGCCGATGAAATTTTGCAGTCGGATTATTTTAAAAATTCGCAAATTCCTATCACATCAATTCGCAGGGCATTAACCAACCTTTGCGGCGAAAAATGGTTCTGCTTTTTGGTGAAATCCGATACTATGCGAATGGGAAATTATGGCAAATTAACTCATGCTTATAAAATCAGAAGCAAGTAAAAATTATTTCCTGCACCGATAAATCAAATTGGTATGCAACTAAAATAGGGCAAATTTTTGATTGTGATAAGCCAACAAAAGAAAGTACAATGGTAAATGTTAAAGTGTTTACTGCTGCAAAAACTTTTGTATGGCGAGTAGTTGAGCGAAAAGATTGCGAACTATTATAAAAAATAAATTCAACAAAACACTTGCAAAATTAAGATTGAGTGCTTATTTTTGCAGCCTATTATAATTCGTATGCGACACGAAATGAAATTATCTTATTGCCCTTTTGAACGTAAGCAGGTCGCATCTGCCGAAATTCTTTAGGGCTTTTTTATTTTATGCCAGTAGATAAAATTTTTAGGGTTTATACAGAAAGTTCTGAAACCTATTTAACAGCTTATGTTAATTCATCAAATGAACTTTATATTGGTGCTGGGAATATAGTAGGTACCAATGATACAGGATTGCCAATGTTTGAAGGTTTTACAATTTTAAGCAAAGAAGATGCAATAGAATTTAGAAAGGAGTTATCTAAATTAATTAAAGAAATGGGCGATGAATAGTTACGAATTAAGCAGAAAGTTTTTTGATTGGAGTTTTGAGAATCCTGAAAAAATTTCACCTACTCATATTGCTATGTACTTTTTTATAATTGAACATTGCAATAGATTAGGCTGGAAAGAAAAATTCGGGTTGCCAACTACAATGGTGAAAGATGCCATTGGTATAAAAAACTACAAAACATACATAAACGCTTTAAATAATTTAGTTGAATGGGGTTTTATAATTATGGTTGAAAAATCAAAAAATCAATATAGTTCAAACATAATTGCTATTGCAAATTTTACCAAAGCACCTGACAAAGCAAATACCAAAGCATTAGACAAAGCATTTCAAAAGCACAATACAAAGCAAGTCCAAAGCATTGTTAGTATAGATAAACAATTAAACAAAGAACAAGAAACAATAAACAATGATTTTATAGATTCTTCTTTAGAAATTTTAAAAACAAATTCAGCAATAGAAAATTGCAAACAGAATTATTTAAACAACAGAATTGCAATTGAGGCATTGGCAATAAGCACACATCAACCAATTGAAAGAATTGAAAAAAGATTGAATGAATTTTGCACCGAACTAATTTCAAAAGGCAATACAACCTATTTGCAAAATGATTTTAACCAGTACTTTGTAAATTGGTTTAAAAAGAAAATTGAGCAATTAAAATCAGACCCAAATGTATTTGTAACACCTAACCACGTACACAGATGAAAACATCAGCTTTAGAAATATTTACATTTGGGAAAATAGCACCACAGGCAATTGACTTGGAAGAATTAGTTATTGGGGCTGCACTACTTGAAAGCCATGTTTATTTGGAAGTGAGCGATATTATTTCGGCAAAATGCTTCTACAAAGAACAGCATCAAATTATTTGGGCTGCAATTGCTGAATTGGATAGATTGGTGCAGCCGATTGATTTAATCACAGTTACCGAAAAATTACGTTCAAATAATCAATTAGAGTTAATCGGCGGCAGTTATGCTTTAACAGAAATTAGCAGTAAAATTTCATCAGTTGCCCACGTAAGAAACCATGCAGCAATAGTTTATGAAAAGTATATTGGTAGGCAGATAATTGAAAAAGGGAGTAAAATTGTAACAAGTGCTTATGATGCTTCAACCGATTTAATGCAGCTATCTGAAAAATCAGTAGTTGAATTTCAAAGTATTATTTCAGATGTTCCAACGAACAACCTAACAACGGATTCGGATTTAATGGATGAAACGCAGATTTTCATTGATAAGGTTTTTAACAAAGAAATTCCTGCTGGTTTAAAAACTGCCATTTATTCAATAGATTTTCAATTAGGTGGTTTGCGAAATGGTGAATTGATAATTATGGCAGCCAGACCAAGCATGGGTAAGAGTAGCCTTATGGTGCAAATAGCTTTGAATTTACAAGCGCAAAATTACCCAACGGCTATATATTCCTATGAAATGAGCAAAGACCAATTAATGCACAAAATATTGGCTAATAAATGCGAAGTAGATAGTGAGTGCATTACTAACGGAACATTAAACCGAACCGATTATGAAAAAATAAAGGCTTTCAAAAGAAATCCAACACCAATTTATATTTCCGATAAAACGATTAGTATTGATGCATTGTTTAACCAATGCTTAAAATTGAAAGGTAAAATTAGGTGCTTGTTTGTTGATTATTTACAGCTAATAACTGTCAGTAGCGATGTAATTCGCTCAATGGGTATGAATAGAGAACAACAGGTGGGCTACATTTCAAAAACATTAAAAAGAATTGCAAAAGAGGTAAATATTCCTGTTATTGCATTGTCGCAATTAAGCAGAACTGCTGCCACAGAAAGCAGCAAAATACCTGAACTGCACCATTTGAGAGAAAGTGGAAGTATTGAGCAAGATGCTGATGTTGTTTTGTTTCCGCATCGTCCTGAATATTATGGGCAAATGACTGACGAAAATGGAGATGATACAACTGGGCTTTGTTTGATTGCTTGCAAGAAAAATAGAAACGGTAAAACCTTTTTAGCAAAAACAAAATTTATCAATAAATATTCAATGTTCACCGATTTAGAACAAGACAATTATAAATATCCAATAAACTTAACATCAATTAATAATGAAATTGAAACACCTTTTTAAATGAACCAAAAACTAACACCACTGGCGCAGTTGATTGAAGAAATTGAATCATTGCGAAACAATAAAACATATATCAACCCAAATAATGTCATAAACGATTTTATTGCGCTCTGCTATGCACACATTTCCGAAGAAAAGCAGATAGTAATTCATACATTTGCAAAAGCCTATTTAATTGGCGAAGATGAAATTAACAGCATGGATGCAGAAAAAGTAGCAATCGCATACTTTAACCAAAACTACAAACAATGAGTAAAAAATGGGAACAATCCGATATTGACAAATTGCAGCAGAAAACCGATGTCAAAAAACGGACACATAGTAAAACTGTTTTAAAACCAATTTCAGCCAATGCGCTAACAAAAGCAGCAATTCACTATTTCAGCGCAAAAGGTTTTGAATGTTGGCGACAGAACTCCGCTGGTCTGTACGACCCAACGAAAAAAGTATTTCGCAGTAATTCAACAAAAAAAGGCATCAGCGACATTATCGGATTTCATAAACATACATCACAATTTCTTGCTTGTGAAATAAAAATTGGCAAAGATAAATTACGACCCGAACAAACTGAATTTTTGCGGCAAGTTGAAAAGGCTGGTGGGGTTGCATTGGTAATTCATTCAGTTGATGACCTCGAAAACTTTTTTAAAACTCAAAAATAATTTATTAACTTTGTAAAATTATGGCAAATGAAAACGATACATCAATCGAAATTTCTATTAAGTTTGAATTAATGGAAATGCAAGGCACAAATGAAGGTAAATTTTGGGTGAAAGCAGCAACACCAAAAAAAATGATTTGGTATGCAGAATTTCCAAATTATAATGAAGCGAAAATAAAATACGATAAACTATTAAACATTTACGGTTATGGCGAATGAGAAAAAACAACATGGCAGACCAAAATTATTTTTACAAGAAATCGCAGATAGCATTTGTGAGCAAATAGCAACAACATCAAAAAGTTTAAGAACAATTTGTAAAGGCGAAGATATGCCTTGTGTCGCTACTGTATTACGTTGGTTGAAAGAAGATACTAACGGATTTTTAGCACAATACACACGTGCAAAAGAAGAACAAGCCGATTTAATGTGCGAAGAAATGCTGGAAATTGCAGACGATGGCACTAATGATACAATGATAACCGATTTTGGTTTGAAAGAAAATAAAGAATGGACAAATAGAAGCCGATTACGTGTAGAAACCCGTAAATGGTTGGCATCAAAGTTGAAGCCAAAAAAGTATGGCGAAAAATTAGATGTAACAAGTGGTAATGAAAAATTGCAGCCAATGATTATAAATTGGAATGGCGAAAATAGTACCGACACCAAAACAACGTGAGGCATAAAAAAAAGGCAAAAGATTTAAAAAATCAAATGCCTTTATTTATATTTGCAGTCTACTAAAACAACAAATAGCGATGCAAATTACAACACAATTTTACCCTTTAAAAGGGTTTGGCGAAAATTATTTTATTTCAAAACAAGGTGAAATAAAAACTACAACATGGAAAGGCAGCAAAAAAGAAGCAATATTGAAACCTGCCAAAGATAAAAAAGGTTATTTAAGATTTGGGTTAATTCAAAATGGTAAATTAAAAACATTTAAAGCGCATAGATTAGTTGCTGAACAATTCATATCCAACCCATTAAATAAGCCACAAGTAAACCATATCAACGAAATAAAAACCGATAATCGGGTTGAAAATTTAGAGTGGGTAACTTAATCTGAAAATACAATTCATAGCTTTAAAAATAAATTACAAATTTCAAAATCGGGGAATGAATTTCATAGAACTAAATATTCTGATGAGTTTGTTTTGATGTTAAAAGAGGAATTAAAAAATGGGGCTTCAAAAAGAGCCTTATCGAGAAAATATAAAGTAGATAGAAATATCTTTAAAAGAAAAATATTGTGTCAATAACACCAACCCAAATTATACCCACCCCCAAGCAACGTGAAGCGTTTAAGATTGCCGAAAGCAATTTTATCACGTTGTATGGGGGTGCCTGACTATACGTGGTGGCAAATCTTATTGGGGTTGCTTGGCATTAATAACCTATTGTTTCAAATATCCAAAAAGCAGGTGGCTTATTTTACGTGAAAACTTGCCAACGATTAAAAGGAACTTATTGCCAACATTCAATAAGTTTTTAGCAGATGGCTTTCAACAGTATGTAAAATCATACGACCAACAAACATTAACTTTGACATGGAATAACGGCAGCCAAATTATTATCATGGCTGAAGGTTATGATACCGACAAAGAACTAAATAGGTTTCGTGGGTTGGAAATTAACGGAGCGTTTATTGATGAAGTAAACGAAATTCAAGAAGAAACATTTAACAAAATAATTGAGCGTAGTGGCAGTTGGTTTCATTCGCCCAATTGCCCAAGTAAGATATTATTAAGCTGCAATCCAACGCAGGGTTGGGTAAAGCAAAGGTTTTATGAAAAGTGGCAGCAAAATGATTTACCCGAAAAACAGGCTTATGTACCTGCAAAGATATTTGACAACCCGCACATACCAGCCGAATATTTAGAAAGTTTAAAACAACTGCCACGATACCAATATGAAGTGTTTGTTGAAGGCAATTGGGATGTATCATTAAAAACAGGTGGCGAATTTTACAAGTGCTTTGAATTGGATAGGCACGTTGCACCAACACAATACAATCCAATCTTACCACTTCACATAAGTTGGGATGATAACGTAAACCCATATTTGCCTTTAGGTATATTCCAAATTGAAAACAAAGAACTGCGAATGATTGATGAGATTGCAGGTAAAGACCCGAATAATACTGTTGCGAAAGTTTGCGCTGAATTTATCCGCCGTTACCCAGCGCATTCAGCAGGGTTGTTTGTTTATGGTGATGCCACAGCTAAAAAAGAAGATACAAAAATGGAAAAGGGGTTTAACTTTTTCAGATTAATAACAGACCATTTAAGAAATTATAAACCATCGCTTCGGGTTCTTAATGCCAATCCTTCAGTTTCAATGCGTGGCAACTTTATCAACACCATTTTAGAAAAGGAATTTGAAGGCATTAAAATAATCATTGGCGAACATTGCAAAATGACGATTAATGACCTTATCAATATCAAGGAAGCTGCTGATGGCACGAAGAACAAAGAAATGGAAACCGATGCAAAAACAAAAGTGCGTTATCAGAAATGGGGACATTATAGCGACCTTCTCGACTACTTAATCTGCTATGCTTTCCAAAACGAATATGCCAACTACCAACGAGGTGGCACATCAACAAACTTTACTTTAGGCAGGAACGTTGCTAAAAATTCTTACAAATAATTTTGTTGCTGCAAATAGGTAGTAACATTGGGCTATTATTGTAATGTTGCAAAATGTATTTGCGCCTTTACGATTACCAACCTTTAATCAATGCCGATAACTTACAGCAAGTTATTTCGGCAAATGATTCATTGCGTATTTTAGCTGAAAAAGCAGCGCAAGAAGAAGCCTATTCACAGTTGAACACCAAGTTTGATTTAACTCGTGAATTGACTGATACTAACTTATTCAGTTATTCAAAGATTTACACAGGCGGTGACAGAGTAGAGTTGAATTATCCTGCTTATGATGCAACGCAAACTTATCAATTTCATACAAGTTATTGCACGTACAACAAGCAATGTTACATTTGCTCAACACCGATAACAACGCCCGAAGCATTCAATCCTGCGCATTGGACTTTGTTAGGCAACCAATACGACTTGTTTTTTGTTACCTATCCTTATCCGTACTTTGATGCTTATCATGTGTACGCAAAGGGTGATTATGTTTTTTACAAAGGCAAAACGTATCAATGCCAAATAGCAACGATGCTGCCAACACAACAAGACCAATTGAATTGGATTGAAACAAATAATTCAACAACTCCGAATGTGTTTCCTGATAATTCAACAAACGGCGTTAAATATTGGGGTGTAGGTAGTGTATTTAGCATTACAGGGATATTGCCAACAGATGCAACTAAATGGACTGCTGGCGATAATCGTTCACAATCGTTAGTTGAAGCAATGGTAAATATTACATTGTATCGCTTGCACTCACGTATTGCACCACGTAACATTCCTGAATTGCGAATTACAAATTACAAAGGGCAGCAAGAAGATAGAGTGATTGATATTAAAGGCATTTTGCGATATCCTATTTATTCTGCTTTGGGTTGGTTACAGTCGTGCATCTATGGTGATATTGACCCGAAACTACCTTTGTTGCAGCCAACAGCAGGCACTCGTACTTTGTGGGGTTCAACAACAAAAGCAATAAATACTTATTGATGAAAAGAGATGCTATTTACAATTGGCTTTATTTAATTTGTGAAGCAAATAGGATTGATAACGGCGCATTCGATGAATTGGTAATTATGAATAAGGTTACCTACATAAACATAAACTAAATGGCACAGCCAAATTTAAGCATAACAAACCGATTAAAATTAGCAGTTCAATCTGTTAAAAACGTATTCATACCACAGCAATTAATGCAAACAGGTGGTTTGGATAGCGGTTTGTACACACCTCATTTTGTAACTCCGAACCCAAAGAACATCAGCAGCTACATTGCGCCAGTACAATTTCAACGCCAGCGTCCTGATATTCAAACGTGGAGGGATGCAGTAAACGAAGCAGAAAACGCATGGTATCCGCATAGGGTTAAAATGCAGAGATTGTATATTGATACAATTCTAAATGGTCATGTGGCAGCTTGTATGGAAGTAAGACAAAATTTAACTTTATTACGTCAATTCAAACTTTTAAAAAACGGCGTTGAAATTGAGCAAGAAAAAATAAAAGAATTAGTAGGCTCAAATTGGTTTTATGAATTTGTAAAAAACACACTTGATGCCCAAGCATTTGGCTACTCACTTATTCAAATAGGCGATATTGTAAACGGTAAAGTAAATTCAGTTAGCGAAGTTCGCCGTTGGAATATAAGCCCTGACCGCTACAATGTTACTTCATTGGTATATTCATTGAGTGGGCAACCATTTTTAGAGCCGCCGTTTTCTGAATGGTGTGTTTGGGTAAACACTCCAACCGATATTGCACAAAGTCAAACAGGGTACGGCTATCTTTACAAGGTTGCGCCTTATGAAATCATGTTGCGGAACATTTTAGGCTTCAATGGTGATTATATTGAATTGTTTGCAGCACCTTTCCGTTGGTTGAAGACAACTAAAACAGAAGATGATGAACGACAAGCACAAGCAGCTATGTTGGCTCAAATGGGTTCAACAGGTTGGGGGATTGGTGATTTAAACGATGAATTAGAATTTATCAACGCCAATGGTTCGGGTTCGGGCTGGCAAGGTTATGAAAACTTTGAAAAGCGTTGTGAGGCGAAAATATCAAAACTTATTTTAGGTCATGCAGACGCATTAGATAGCACCGCAGGTAAATTAGGCAACGACAACGGCGAAAGCCCAGCACAAAAGGCATTGCAGAACATTCAGATTTGCGATGGTAAATTTGTGCAAAATATTTTGAACAGTGAGTTGTTTCCAAAGTTAGCAGCAATCGGATTAGAGGATTTTGCAGGCTTGACTTTAGAATACACCAACGATGATGAATTAGCAGAACAACGTGAACGTGAAGACAAAGCCAATTTAGAAACTGCTAATATTTTATTGGTATTGAAAAATGCAGGGTTCACAGTTTCGCCTGAATATGTAAGCGAGCGCATGGGCATTGATTTAAAGTATTTAGAACAGTCCGTAGTGCCAACGGAAGATAGTAAGCAAGTGAGCAACGAAGTAATGAACAAGCTGAATGAGTTGTACGGACATAAACATTAAGCAATGGATTTCAAAAAGAAAAAAGGTTATCCTGATGCAGCAGTATTAGCACAGCAAGTTTATAGCGGAAAGGTTACGCCAAAGAATTTGCCGTTAGATGTTTATGTTTTCAACGGCACACAATTAAAAAGTGCAAGTGAAAAAGCATTAAAAATAAAGTTCTCTGAAATTGATTACAAAACGCCAAACTTCAAACGTATTGAGGCTTGTCGTAGCAATATTTGGAAGTTTAGCGCAGCGAAAACATTTCACCAGGTTGTACAAATGAATGATGCTTTAATTCAAGAAAATAAAATCATTCCTTTTGCGGACTTCAAAGAAAAGGTTGCAGAAATAAACGATAAGTTCAATGATACATGGTTAGAAACTGAATACAACACAGCATTTGGGCAATCGCAGATGATTGAACAATGGGCAAGATTTGAAGAACAAGCGGATATTTTACCCTATTTGCAATACATAACAAGTAGCGGCGAAGCCACCTGCGATATTTGTCAGCCATGCGATAATGTTACATTGCCAGTAGATGATGAGTTTTGGGATGAGAACACACCGCTTCAGCATTTCAACTGCGAATGTTTGATTATTCAAGTGCCAAGCGATGAAGCGAAAGTAACGCCACAACGTGAAGCCGATAGAATAAGCGAAGATGTAAATCCTTTGAAGCATGGTATGTTTATGAGTAATGCAGGGAAGTCAGGTATTATTTTCAACAAAGAAACGCCATATTTCAACGTGCCGAAACAATATGAAACATTTGCAGCACACAATTTTAATTTGCCCTTGCCAAAAAAGAATTAACTTTGCATGAGTACAAAAAACAAATTTGAGTTCGATAAGGTATTTGATAAATTGCAGCAAATGAAGCCGAAGTTGCCGCAAGAAATCGCTGCAATCGCTCAAAGTTCATTTGTAAAGAATTTTAATTCAGAAAGTTTTTTCGGTAAAAAGTGGAAAGAAGTTCAACGTAGGCAGGAAGGGACAAAAGCCTATAAATATCCAAAAACAAAGAAGTTAAGCCGCCGAGTTAAACCGATATTGGTAGGAACAGGGAAATTGAAACGTGAGGTAAATAGTAGCATTCGTGAGGCTAATTTTAATAAAATAAGATTAGGTGTTGATTTGCCTTATGCAGCAGCGCAAAATGAAGGAACTGCAAACATTCCACAACGTGAGTTTATGGGCAATTCACCAGTTTTGGAAAAGAAAATTAAAGATAAAATAAGAAAATCAATTAGCGAAATTTTTAAATGACAAAGGATTTTTACATAGCGATTAGAAACCACATTTTGAACATAGGCACGTTCAAGACTGTGCAGCTATGGAATAATCAAATGAGAGATTTGGAAGGCAAAGAAAACAATAGTTATTCATTTGAGTTGCCAGCTTGTTTTGTTGAATTTATCGCACCAGCACAAGTGCAACAATTAGGCGCAGGGGTGCAGTTATTCGAGCCGTTAATAGTTCGGCTGCATATTGTACATGAGTTTTTAAACAACATTGATAATACGAACGGAATATTAGAACAAGACTTGGATATACTTACATTGAAGCAGTTTGTGTACAATGCTATGCAAGTGTTTGAGCCGCAGTATGCCGTTATGTTTGTTCGGGTTGCGGAAACAATCAATTACGACCATAACAACGTGGTTGAATTTGTGCAAGATTACCAAACTAATTTGATTGATAATTCGCATAGTGATGCAACATTATCAATACCAAGCCCTGTACCAATTACGTTAGTTCCAACATTTAACAAAGTTAATTCAATACCATGACCCCTCGTTCAATAGCCAGCATACAGCAGCAAATGATTAGCTACGCTCAAACCAATTACGGCACGAGTGTAGGGCAACCATTTTATTATATTTTCCATGATAGCAACGGCAATGCTATTACACCAAGCCAAGCAAATTTATTTATACTCATTACCTACATCGTTGCAGTTGCACTATCGCTATTTGAGCAAGTAATGTTTTTATTTCAAAATGAAATCGAGGCAATAGTAGCAACATCAGCAGCAGGAACAGCGCAATGGTTACGTGCGCAATGTTTCGCATTTCAATATTCAGCAACAACGCCGCAAGTGGTGCAATACAATGTAGGCAGCAACACTATTGCTTATCCAATAGTAAATACTTCGTTGCAGATTATTAAGCAATGTGCAATTCAAAGCAACATCAACAATGTGGTTTTAATAAAAGTAAATACTGCTTCGGCAGGTGTGTTGAGTTCGCCACAATTAACAGCGTTTCAATCTTACCTTAATCAAATAGTTTTTGCAGGTATGCAGTACAGCGTAATTTCTGCTTTGCCTGATTATTTAATGGTTGGAGTGCAAGTATATTACAATGGTCAATATACGCCAACAATTACTACTGACGTACCCAATGCAATCAACAACTATTTAGCTAATTTGCCTTACAATGGCAACGTTGATTTGACTGCATTGGAAGAAGCCATTTTAACAGTTCAAGGAGTGAATGATGTGGTATTTACCCAAGTGGAAATCAGAGCCAACGGCGTATCAGTTGGCAATGCAACCAAGTTAGTAAACGCTTCAACTACTTTAATTCCTTTCATTGCTACTTATGCAGGGACTGCCATAATTGATACAGCAACAGGTCGTGATTTAACTTCAACAGTAGTTTATATTCCACAATAAGAATGGATTACAACATAAATTTCAATACAGTTACTAAAAATCTTTTGCCAGTAACCAAACGTAAAACAACATTTCAGGCGTTGTTTGATGTGCTATTTGCGAACACAATTCAATCATGGAATTTTATTTGGGCAAACAATTATTTATTAGGTACAGATATTTCTAACGCATGGAATAGCGGCAGCACATATAATGCAAATGATATTGTAGTGAGCGCAGATAACCAAGTTTATCAATCATTGGTTGCAGCAAATACAAATCACAACCCAACTACAACTACTGGCTATTGGTGGCTTGTTGAAACAAACTTTGTAGGAGTTTATGAAAGGATTGCATACAACGCACAAATATTGACTTTTGAATATGCTTTGAATAAATGGTTTCGCACAACATTTAGGCAGCCTACGGGTGTGCCTGATATTTACATTGTGAATAACCAAATAACACCAAATTGTTTTGTTTGGGGTGGTTCAAAGCCTTCTATATTTTATTATTACAACTTTCAATGCTCGCAGCCGATAATTAACAATATGCAAACGTGGGCAAGTGGTACAACATATGCTGCAAATGATGTTGTTGTTGGCTCTAATGGTTCAGTTTATCAAAGCATTGCAGGGAGTAATTTAAACCACAATCCAACAAGTACCACAGGTTATTGGACTTTTATTAGAACATCGTACTTAACACAATACAACTACACTATTTATATACCTACTGCGGTTTGGACTGCATTAGGCAGCAATGCAACGGATAGAAATAATAAAGTACGTAGCTTTGCAGATAAATACAACGTAATTGGCAATCAATATAACATAACAACTTATTAAACATGAAACAACCAAATAAATTGCCGCAACCAATAGTTGCATTATTGCAGTCAAGATTAGCAGATGAGTATAGCGCACATTTCTTTTATAATGCGGCTGCTAATTGGGCTAATGATAAAGGCTTTTTAAAAGCTGCTGAATATTTTTTAATCGAAGCAGCAGATGAATTAACCCATGCAAAAGGGATTGAAGATTATTTGGTGGATTGGAACGTAATTCCTGATATTCGAGTTATTGCTCCTTTATTTGTTGATTTTACCAATATTGGCAATGTAATTGAAAAAGCCTATGCAATTGAATATAAATTGTTGGAAGATTACGATGCAATAAGCAAAACGATATTTGCAAGTGATTTATGTACTTTTGATTTTCTGCAAAAGTATAGAGAAATACAAGTAAAAGCGGTTGCGGAATACGCAACAAAATTAAATATTTTAGAAGGGGTTGAATTGACAAAAATCAATTTATTGTTAATCGAAAAAAAATTATTTTAAATGAAACAAATAGACGAAAGCGCAATTAATAGTCAAAATGGAATGTTATCACCGAGTGGTGTTTTGCAATTTTTGCAAACCATGACAAAAGATAGTGTGCAAAATTTAATTATTGGCTTATCGCAAAACATAAGCAGCACGGCATCAGGTGTATTTGCGTTATCAGGCATAAGCAATTTATCGGGTACTCCTTCAACGCAATGGTTAAGCAATGAAGGGGTAGCGTATTACAATGGTGAATTGTTTTATGTTCCTGTAAGTAATTTAACTATATTGGTAAACATTCCTGTTGTGGTATTAGCAACCAACTTTAATAATGTTGCGCCAAATGCAGACCCAGTATTATTTACTGATGGCACAGCCCGAAATGTGTTGCAAACAAGAACTTTGCAAATAGTTGATGGCACAAGCGCAACAGCAGGGTACATTTGCGATGCTTCGGCTTTAAAATTTATTACCAACATTGGAAGTTCGACACAGTATGTTCAAAATGGGGCAGGTGGTTCAACTACTTCAACAATCAATTTAACAGGCGGATTATTTGCACAAAAAAAATGCTATGCAAAAATAACATCTACCTTTCAATTGCACGTAGGTAGCGGCATAACAGAAAATGCACAAATAAAAATTACTAAAAATGGAACTGCTGTTTATACAACAATTGAAACATTGGTAGCAGGGTCAGGAACATTTTATAGAACCGTAACAATAACATATTTTACAGGCACAACATCAACATTAGACTCATGGGATATTTCTATCACTTCGGTAGGCGGTAATTCGATAACTATTGCAGCAGTCAATGCACTGATTGAATCTATTTAACCAGTTTCTTATTTCAACGCTGTTTCTTTTTGCAGGTGGTGGTGGTGGATTTTCGTATTTCGGTACGCCCTAATTTTCGACTTTAAAAAATACATAATAAACTGCTATGCAAGAAGCAATAATGTAAATTGAAAGCAAAACTATTCTAAAAACTTCAAATGCGGTCATGGTTAAAATTTATTTTTCGTTTTCATCTAAATTATTATAAACTACTTTCAATTTATCAATGATTGCAGTTGGCAAATTATCATAGTATCGTTCAATTATCTTACCTACTATGTATGACTTGGAAACCGCATCATTAGCAGCCTCTGCAACAATGTATTTAATGTATTTATGCTTCGGGTAAGCACTTACAGACCTTTCTTTTTTGTACTTTTTAAAATATTCGGGACTGCGTTTTGAATCCATAATTTTATTGTTGCTGCAATGTTGCTGCAAATGTATTGATACGTAATTGTAATTGCAAACATTTGTAGCGAAATTTTTTATGACACAATATGACTGCCTTTATACGATTGATGTAAACTCTGACGAACCGATAATGCTTATCAACAAGCACATTGGTTTTGATGCAGATGCAGGTATAGGAATAATGGGGGATTTGTTTCAAAAAGAATTATTGTTCTTGGACACATTGGGCAAAAAGAGGATTCAAATTTTCATCAACTCTGTTGGTGGTAGTGTTATGGACGGCATGAATATTTATTCTGCAATTCTTAAAACTACAACGCCAGTAGATACTTACAATGTAGGTATTGCGGCATCAACAGCAGGGTGGATTTTTTCAGCAGGAAGAAAACGTTACATGGCTGATTATGCAAAATTGATGATGCACAATCCGTATACAGATAGCTGCGATGCAAGTAAAAGTTTGAATGAATTTCAAGATAGCATTATCACTATGTTAGAAAAGCGTTGCAAAATGACTTACAATCAAGTTCAGGAATTGATGCAACGTGAAACATGGATAGATGCAAAAGAAGCTGAAACGTTAGGTCTATCTGATAAAACAGAAAACAGCGATGAGTTAAACAAAAAGCGCATCAATGCAGCTAACAACACAATGGAACTTTGGGCAATTAGTAATTCGATTTTAAATTTAAAAACAAAAAATAAAATGACAAACGTAGCTAAAAAATTGGGTTTACCCGACAACGCAACGGAAGCAGATTGCGAAAACGCAATTGATGCTTTGATGGTTAAACTTGCTAAAAAGGCAAAGAACAAAAAGAATGATATGGATGAGCCTGATGGAGATGAAGAAGCAATGGATAAGTATAAAGATATGTTAGCAACAATCGCTAATTCGCAAAAAGCAGAATTGAAAGAAGTTGCTGATACTTTGGCTGCATTGAAAGCAGAAGCAGAAGCATCTAAAAATGAAATTGCAAAAGATAAAGCAACTCATTTGGTAAACCAATATGTTAATCGTTTAGGCGGCAAAGATGCGAAGCCTGAAACGATTGCTTCATGGGTGGCACAAGCTACTAAAGATTTGGTAGCTACTGAAAACTTGTTAAAAGAATTGCCTTTAAATATTACTGCAACTAAAGTTGAAAACACTATCGAGTTGCAAAAATTACCTGAAGGCAAATTGCCGACATCAGCTTTGAATTTAATGGCTGAATTGAAAGCTAAAAAAATCAAACAAAACTAATTAACCAAAAATTTAAAAACACAATAACATGGCTTTAAATATTCAAGACACATCATATAGTGGCACGTATGCCAGCTATTTGATTTTGCCAGCAACTTTCGGAATGGAAACTATCGAAAAGGGTGCTGTATGGGTTGAAGATGGTATCAAAAAATTGCATACCATTGACCGTATGGATTTCACCAACCCATTGCAACCAAGACAAGCAACACCAACATCAAGCGGAACATTTACGCAAGATGGTCGCACATTAACTCCAAAAGATTTAATGATGTATGTTGAATTTAACCCTCGCGATTACGAAGCGAACTTTTTAGCTGAACAATTGAGTAATACGCTTTTAACTCGTGAATTGCCTGCAACTGCTGAAACATACATGATGCGTATTGCATTAGAACGTGTGATGGAGCAAGTTGAAACTATGTTTTGGATTGGCTCTACAACTTACACCGCAACACCTGGCACATCAGGTAACGGGCAATTAGTTTTCTTCGATGGTTTCATCAAGAAAATGGTAAACGATTCAAACGTTTATCAAGTTGCATCACCTTCAACATTGACTTCAAGCAATATTCTTGCAGCAATGGATAGTTGTTTGAACTTGTTAGCAACGAATAAGAAAACGTTGTTAAGCCGTGCAAAACGTTTTGACCGTTTGAAATTCTTTATGAGTGTGAACACTAACCAAATTTATCAAACTGCATTGGTGAATGGTTTAACCTTTAAAGGTGTGAACACAATGGAACGTGGCGACAACAAACCTTACAAAGGTTATGAAGTTGTTACATTAGCTGGTATGCCTGACAACACTATTATATTCTGCGAAGGATTAATGGACACTTCATCTAACTTATGGGTTGGGATGAATAGCATGGAAGATACAAACTTGCAATTAGCTCGTGTAAGCAATCCAAGTGAATTGTATTTCTTGAAAGCATTGATGAAATATGATGTAAACTATGGTTGGGGCAATGAGATTGCAATTTACACAACACTAACACCAGCATCATTCAACGTTTAATTTAACCAAAAGAAAGGGGCTGTATATTGAATGCAGCCCTTATTTTAAAACAAACTAAAAACAAAACAAACAATATTTTTACAATGAAAAAACTAATTTTCTTTTTATCGTTCCTATTCGCTTTAGCGATTAATTCCAACGCTCAAAATGCAGTCCCTCGTTATGGGATAACGCCAAATGCCGACAACACAGGCAGGGTATTAACCTATGCTTATGCGGCTGTAACTGACAAAGCAGGTAAGGATAGTATCACTATTACTGCCAATGCTTTTCAAACAAACTACATCAATACAGTAACGGATAGCGTTGCATTTATCGCAAATGTTACAAATTGTTATGCAGGCGACCACATCACATTTTGCTTCATCAAAGGTGCTGGTGCAGGTACAGCATTATGGTTAGGTAGCAATTGGAAATTATCAACTGCTAATTACAGACAAACTTTAACAGCTAACAAACGTGCAACTATTGATTTCATTTTTGATGGAACTTATTGGTTGGAATCAGGCAGAGTAACACAAGCAAACTAATTTTTACAATCAAATTATTCAAAAATCATGTTAGAAATTCAAGAAGTTTTAACCGCACAACCTGAACTTGACAAAGTTTATTTCACCGAAGATGGCAACCACCATTTTAATGCTTACAAAAAGACTGATGCCAAAGGAAATGAAATCGGAACTGATTTATTTGTAAATGGCAAGCCAGTTGTAAAAACTTTAAGCCGTGAAGAAGTATTAGCATGGGTTGCTGAACCTGAAAAACCAGCAAAAAAGCAAAATGATAAATAACAACATCGAGGCTTATAATTTAGCTTCAAATCGTGGATTGATAGGCACAGCCGAAAACATCAAAGTAGATGCTAACGGAAATATTTATATTAACTGTGCCGCACCCGAAACTGATGCTGAATTATTCGATGTTATTATCAACGGCGAAATCGCTATTCATCAAGCTGCAATAGAAGCATCGACAACAACAGAAGATGAAACTTTAAAACAACAAACTAAAACAAAAAATGGCACTAAATAACGTAGTTATATTACAAGGTCAAGGCGGATTAGGCAGACCAGCAACAGGTCAGGACTTTATTAGCGGTATGCCATTTTACAGCGATACTTTGCCAAGTGGATTTACCACCACAAACAACATCAAAAACATTTTGAGTTTATCGGCTGCCGTTGCTTTAGGAATTAACAACACTTACAGCGATGAAACCCAAGCAACAGGAACTTATTTAGTAACCAATGCAGGTGCAGCAGGCGATACAATCGCAATCAATGTAGCAGAATGGCGTTCAACAGTTGTATTATGCAACTACACAAGAACATCAGCAGCAACCACAGCAGCATTAGTAGCTACTGATATTGCAGCAGCAATAAACGCAGGCACGGCAACACATGGCTATTCAGCAACAGTAGCAACAGCAACAGTTACGATTAAAGCACGTAAAGGAACTGGTATTTTCTTAAATAGCGGCACTCCAATAACAACTACAATAGTAGGAACGATTGCAGGAACTATCACACAATTTAGCGGCGGTGTTGCATCATTGTTAGCGCAATGGTACTATCACATTTCTGAATACTTTAGATTGAACCCAACAGGTAATTTGTATGTTGGTTTCTTCCCTCTATCAGCGTTATCAAGTGGCGGTTATACGTTCACAGAATTAACTACATTGCAGAATTTTGCAGGTGGTAAAATTCGCCAAATGGGTTGTTATTTGCCTACTAAATATCCATCATCATTGACTGCTATTCAGTTTTTAACAAACTCATTAGCTACTGTTAATGCGATTGCAGAAACAAACAAAGCAGCACAACAACCATTCGTTGCGGTGTTAGGAACTAATTTAGTTTCTGTTTCTGACTTCACAACTTTACCTGACCTTTCAACCTATACATACGAAGATGTAAGTGCAACAGTTTCACAAGACGGAAACAATGCAGGTTACGATTTATTCAAAGCAACAGGCATTTCGGTAACGAATATCGGTTCTGCTTTGGGTACTATTTCAGCTGCAAAAGTAAGCGATGATATTGGTTGGGTTGCTAAATTTCCACAATCAAATGGCGTTGAATTAAGTGTGCCAGCGTTTACCAATGGTGTTGCTTATTCAGCTTCATTGGCAGGCAGTTTAGCATCTTACAAATATTTGTTACTTCGTACATTTCCGAACATTACAGGCACATTCTTTAATGATGACCCAGTAGCTAACTTGCCAACAAGCAATTATGCACACATCAGCGATGAAAGAACAGTACAGAAAATTCGCAGACTGATTTATGCAGCTTATGTGCCATTATTGAATAGTCCTTTAGCTTTAAATGCTGATGGAACTTTGACAAACACAACAGTAAGTTATTTCACTTCGGTTGGTGATGATGCACTTGCTCAAATGTTAAGAGATGCAGAAATTTCAGCAGAAAAAACAATAATAGACCCGACACAAAACGTTTTAGCAACTTCAAACTTAAATGTTACAGTAAACTACATTCAGCAAGGTGTTGCAAGACAAATCACAATCACATTACAATCTGTAACAACATTATAAACCTATGGCAAACGTACTTATAAATGGTATAAATTATAGTTGGGCAAGTGTTCGTTTGGTACTTTTCGGAGTGCCAGTAACAGGCGTTACCAAGATTGAATACAAAGCAAAACAAGCGAAGTCGAATAATTACGGCGTAGGCATCGAGCCTGTAAGTCGTGGTTATGGGAACAAAGAATATGAAGGTTCAATCGAGTTATATTTAGACCAATGGAAAGCAATTCAATTAGCTGCACCAAACGGCAACCCGACAAACATTGCACCTTTCTCAATCCAAGTGGTATTTGGCGGCACTCGTACAACGGCTGCAACTGATGTATTAACTATGGTTGAATTTTTAGAAGACCCTATGACTGCAGCGCAAGGCGACATGAGTTTGAAAGTAACTATTCCTTTAATCATTGGAGGTATCCAACACGCTTAAAAACATTTTATGGCAGAAATATTAACAGTTGAGCAAATCAACGAAAAAGCAGCAGAATTAAGCACTCGTGAAGGTGTGAAAGTAACTCCATTGTGTTTTACTAATGCAGACGGCAATCAAATTATAGGCTACATTAAAGAGCCAAATCGTGAAGCTAAAATGGTGGCTTTAAATGAAGTGATGAAAATGGACATGGCTGATGCTGGTAGAACTATTTTAGATAGTTCGTTATTGGCTGCTGATTCAGACCCACGAATATTGAGCGATGATACCATGTATTTATCCGCTTGCACAGCTTGTTTTAAATTCGTTTCGATTTTACAAAATCAAATGGCAGCGGCTGTAAAAAAAAATTAGAATACTACACCATAACTGATGATAGTTATGAACTAACACAAATAGCAGCATGGGTAGCATTTTACCACCATGTTGATACAGAAACTTTATCGGAAGATGATTTAATTCGGCGGTGGTGTCAAGTCAAATATTGTTTAATAAAACTTGGTAAGTTAAAAGCATGAGTGATACAGTCGAATATATTGTTAAGCTAAAAGATGAGATGAGTGGAACGGTGAACGCCGTTAAGCATTCAACTCACGAAATGAATAAAGAAATTGATCATTCGCAATCAATAGTACATGAATTGCGCAATGCTTTTTTTGAATTATTTGGAGCCGAAAAAGTAATTGAGTTTATAGGAGAAGCATCAAGTGCCTTTGCAGAAAATAGAGAAGCATCAGCACAATTAGCGGCAACTATTGAAAGCACTAATAATGCATTGAGTTTGACAAGTGAAGCATTAGAACAGCAATCGAAAGCACTTGCCAAAAACTCAATGTATGAAGACGATGCTATTACAAGAACACAAGCACTATTAGGCACATTTACAAAAGTTAAAGGCGTAATATTTACAGATGCTATTCCTGCAATCCTAAATATGTCAGCAAAACTAAAAACCGATTTGCAAAGTTCGGCATTGCAAGTAGGTAAGGCATTGAATGACCCTATTGCTGGTATTACAGCACTTAAAAGGGCAGGTGTATCATTTACTGAAAGCCAAAAGAACACAATAAAATCATTGGTTGAAACAGGGCAGGAAGCCAAAGCGCAACAAATGATTTTAGCTGAATTAAATACAGAATTTGGCGGTTCAGCAGAAGCGGCAAGAAATGCAGCGACTCCATTTGCAAGATTTAAACATGATATTCATCCTGTTGTTGAAGAAATTGGAGAATTGGTTGTGAAATTACAAGAAAAGTTAATCCCTATTTTAGAACCTATTTTAGAAGTTGCTGTACAATATACATCAGAATTTGTTAAATGGATAAAAGATAACTCTGATGCGCTAAAAACATGGGGGGTTGCAATTGGTGCGGTTGCAACTGCATTATTAATATATAATACTCAACAAAAGTTAGCGATTTGGTATAATGGATTGAGTACAGCAGCAATAATTGTTAATACATTGGCAACGGAAGGATTGGCAGCAGCATGGGTTGCAGTAGATATAGCAATGGAAGCCAATCCTATATTTATGATTATAACTGCAATAGGTTTAGCAGTTGCGGTTGTTTATCAATTGTATCAACAATTCGAGGGATTTAGAAAAGTATTAAATGCAACTTGGGAGGCAATTAAAGGTTTTGGGATAGCTATATGGGATTACATGATAGCACCATTTAAAATATTGTATAATTCTGTAAAAGGTGTTTGGGCTGCAATTCATGGGGAGTTCGCAACTGCAAAGGCTGATTTTGCCGAAGCAGGGAAAGCGATGTTAGCACCTTTTAAAGATGTTCAGAATGCAATTTTAAATACCAAAAAAGCATACAATAAAAGCTATTCAACAGTAAAATCAGCAGCAGAAGGGGTAAGTGGTAAAGAGGGCAAACAAGGCATTGCAGGCGCAACGCCACAGTTAGAAACAGGCGCATCAAATGTAAAAGATACCAAGCCTACAATTATCAATATTACGATGGGTAGTTTAGTAAATACTTTCACAGTTGGAGTAACGAACTTGCAAGAAGGTTCAGCAAAAGTTCGAGAAGAAATTTTAAAAGCAATGATTTCAGCAGTTAATGATTCACAAGTTCATGCAATAGGAAATACATAAAAAATGACAAACGATAATTTTATAATTCCAAATCCGTTACAAGTACCACAAGGACTTGTTGTAGTTGCTGAATTTCAGGCAGGTGTAAGGATTGTTACTGCATTATCAAAAGTGCCACAAACCGACAAACCAATAAAAACAAGTGCGTTAGGTACGCCTGTTTATTCTAATTTGGTAATTGCTTCGGGCAACTATACTGATATTTACGGCAATGTAATTAATTATCCGAAAATCGAAGTTGATACTGTTTTGTTCAATATTAATAGCAGCAGAACAATAATTAAAACGCCAATTCAGGGACTTGATGGAACTGTTAAAGAATACATTTCCGACGGCGACAATATCATTAACATCAAAGGCATTATTCAAGGTGCAAACGGCGTTTATCCAATTGGTGAAGTGAACAAACTGATTGCTATTTGCAACGCTAAATGTGCTTTATCCGTTCAAAGTGATTATTTAGAAACAAACAATATCTTCAACATAGTTATCGAAAGCTATTCATTGCCGCAAGACATGGGTAGCCAATCGCAACAAGTATTTGAACTAAATTGTTTGAGCGATGTGAACTATTTAATTTTTGAGAACCAATAAAATGATTACTTTTGTTGCAATAAAATAATTAAATTATGGCACAGCAAGTAATAATGGAAATGGAAACGTACGAAAGATTACGTGCATCGCATGAAGCAATGAAAGGTGGATTGGTTATGGTTCGAGAAAGTACGATTGATTACAATATTTATAATGGCTGCAAAACAACAACAAAATACTTTTGCATAACAAATGATGAGTTAGTTACCGCAATGCGTTTGCAGCATAAAGAAGAAATTGAAAGTTTGTTGAAAACAATTCGAGAAAAAAAAGATGAAATTGAAAATTTAAAAACTGCTTCGGTTTTTAAATTCATAAAAACAAAGTGGTTTCAATAAATAATGCTACGCCCAATTTGTCAAATAAAAATAACACAACAACCGACTTCGGATTTGCCGAATAGAAAAAGTGTGTTTCAATTTTCGTTTGTCAATAATATTGAGGTTTCAAGCAGTTGGAAAAACTTAACTGATACCGCAAAAATAAAGTTTCCTAAAAATGTTTTTATCAAATTTGCAGATGGAACGAAGCGCAAATTATCGCTAAAAGATACGTCCCAATTTATTAATGGCAGGCAGTCGAATAACGATGCGCCTTTTGTTTTACGTGGGGATAAAATCGAAATTCAAGCCAGCTACATTTACATTGACCGAAACGGAAAAGAAATACCACCCGAACCCGATGTTATCTTTTCGGGCTACATCGTGAAAGTCCTTAACAAAATGCCGATTGAGTTGGACTGCGAAGATAATATGTATCAGTTGAAGCAAATATTTTTAGATAAAATGAGTTGGGCGGCTGCTGACATTAGCGATGTGATTTCGTACATTTTGAAAGGAACAAATTTCACATTCACCACAGGCGGCGCAACAATGAGTTTAGGTAATTTCAGAATTGAGAACCAAACACCAGCAGAAGTGTTGGAATATTTACGCAAAACATTTCACGTAGAAAGTTATTTTAGAGATGATGTGCTGCATTGTTCGCCATTTGTTTATTACCCTGATACCAACAACAACCCACCGCATTTATTATACTTTCAAAAAACTATTATTAGTGATGAAATGCAATACACACGGGCTGACGATGTGAAAGTGGGTGTGAAAGCCTATTCAATCAACAAAGCTGAATTGGCAACACAAACGTTTGATGGAAGAATGAAAAACAAAGCTACAAGGTTAGAGGTGTTTGCTTACAAAGACAATAAAGGCAATGTTCAATTTAAAGACTTAACAGGTGGCATAAAAGCAGGAATTGACGAGGGTAGTTTTGGCAACGTAGTAACTTTGTTCTATGCTGATGGAAATACTTTGCAAGGTTTAAAAGACTTCGCAAAAGCACGATTGAATAGGCTTTATTACGAGGGCTTTAGAGGAACATTTACAACATTCGGACTTCCATTTATTAATCATGGCGACCAAATAACTTTTCGAGATAATGTTTTGCCCGAAAGAAATGGGACGTACTTTGTAAAGTCGGTTACCCGAACTTATGGCATGGGTGGATATCGGCAAAAAGTAGAAATTGATTTGCGGATTGATGGCGTTTTAGACAAAGCAGATTTGCAGAAAGGAATTTAAAAATGAGTAATACAAACGAAAATATAAACCGAGAATTAGGCGTTGCAATTCGCAAGTTAGCAGGCACTCATAATGCCGATAAACTAACGATTGCAGATTGTTTAGTTGATAGCGTTGATATTGCTTCACGTACTTGCAGTTGCACTCCATTAAACGATACAAGCATTGCTCAAATTCAAGGTGTAAGATTTCAATCTACTGTTGATGATGGTGTAATTTTGCAGCCGAAAGTAGGTAGCACAGTTACAGTTTTATTAAGTACAAGAGTTGCGCCTTTGATAATTGGTTATTCTGAAATTGATGAGGTTTACATTGTTGCTCCTAAAGTGCAATTTAATCAAGGAAATTTAGTCGGCATGGTGAAAGTGATTGATTTAACTACTAAATTAAATAATTTGGAAAATTTGGTAAATAATTTTATTTCGTTATACAATTCACACACACACGTTACAGCTTGTCCAGCAGGTGCAGGAACAGCAAGCCCAACACCAAATATTGAAAGTCAAGTTTTAACACCAACGCAAAGAACTGATATTGAAAACAAAGCAATAACACAATGACAAACTTTTTAGATTTACAGCAGGATTCTTTGAGTGGCGATTTATTAGTTTCACCATTGGTAAACGACTTTGTTATTGCGGCAAGTGATAACCAACACCAAGCCGATATAATTTCATCTTCTGCTGGCGAATGGAAACAATATCCAAGCATGGGAGTTGGTGCAAATAATTATCTGAATAGTAGCGGTCAAACAACATTGCTTTCACAACAGATTATTTTGCAACTACAAGCCGATGGATACACAACAAGCAAGCCTAACATTTCATTTGATGCTTCAGGTCAATTAATCATAGTGCCAAATGCTTACAGAAATTGATAAAACTTTTCAACATACCGCCAAATATTGATGTGCAAGGGCTTTGCAATCTAATCTATAATACGCAAGATGCAATGTATGATTTGTTGCAGCGCAATTCATTTATTACCAGCAGCAGCCAAAGTTTGATTAATTATGCAGGGCAACAAGTTAGCTACGATGATAGTTTAGTAGTAAAAAAGCCTGTGCAAATTAATTATACAATTGTTCAACCGACTTCAAATATTGGCAAAGTAAAAGCATTAGCAGGGCAAAACATTTATGATTTGGTGCTTTCGACTTACGGCACATTGGATTTGCTAAATAAATTTGTTTCCGATAATTCTATTGCAGAAATAAATATGCAATTTAGCGGTCAAATTTATTCATTCGATACATCACTTGTTCAGCGGCAAGTACGCAATCAATATAATTCAGCTAACAATATTGTTTATTCAACAGGATTTGTGCCAACAGGAATAATAGGCGGTGATTTCAATAATGATTTTTCAAACGACTTTTTCAATTAAAAAACTATGCCAACAGTAAAAAATACAGCGCAAACACAATCAGATATTAGCGGCAACATTTACACCAATGGTAATAATTTAGTTACTGCTGCGATGGTGGCAAGTGTTCTGCAAAATATTTCAGTATCTTACATCAATCGAATAACAGATGCGCCATTATTAGGACTAAAAGCATTTAGCACAACAACAGCTTACGCCGTAGGTGATTGCTGCGTTTATTCGGGCGTATTATACCAATGTTCAACAGCGCATACAGGCGCATGGAATGCAGGTGATTTTACCGAAGTTATAGGCAGTTCAACTGTTACATTAACAGGTATACAAACCTTAACAAACAAAACGCTTACTTCACCGATACTTAATTTTCCGACAATTAACGTAGGCAGCGATGCAACGGGTGATATGTATTACCGCAATGTTTCAAACCAATTTGTTAGGCTACCAATTGGAACAACTGGGCAAGTTCTTTCTGTAAATTCGGGAATACCTTATTGGGCAACGGCAGCATCTGCGCCTGTATCATCTGTATTTGGTCGTACAGGCGCAGTTGTTGGTTCGGCAGCAGATTATAATGGCATTGCAATGACTGGTATTGCTTCATTAAACGGATTGGTTATAACTGCAAATACAGGTGTAGTAACAACAGGAACATGGAATGGAACAAAAGTAAGTGAAGTGTATGGTGGAACAAACCAATCATCTTATACAACAGGGGATATATTATATGCATCAGGTACTAATACGTTAGCTAAATTAGGGATTGGGGCAGCAGGTCAATTACTTACAGTTACAGGTGGCTTGCCATCATGGGTAACAGCAAGTAGTGGTGCTGTAATTACTGACATATCTGCATCAGTAACTTTTGTTGGGTGGTCTTCGTTCACGACTAAAAAAGTAATTCAAATTGTAATAGGTAGCTTTGTTTGCATTCAGTATGAACTAATCGGCACAAGCAATTCAGCCACTACAACAATGACACTACCGAACTCAAATAGCAGTTTGGTGAGAATGTTCAATGCAATTGGCTATGCACAAGGAAGTGGCGGTGGTCAAACAGGCTTAACGATAATGGCTGCTTCAACAGGGTTAGTAACATTTTATACAGATGCCAATACAACTGCTTATCCATCATCAGGTACTAAAATAGCAATCGGACAATTCTTTTACACTAAATAAAATATTTAAAATCATGGCATTACAAATCACAAAAACACAAGCTTTTCAAATTGCAGGAACAGACATAATGGTTGATAGTCTTTATGTAAGATTTCAATTTGATTGCAGTTCTGATGGCAAAAAAATCAATTGCAAAACTGATTTTTATTTGAGTAAAGCAAAATATCAGGCAGGGCAACCTGTTCAAGCGTACGCACCTTTCAAATCTCAATTTGAGTTGGGTACAGATTACCAAACTACTGACAAGCCAAGTTTGGATTTAATCCAAACTTTGCAAATTGCTTATTTGAAAACAGAAGGCATTAATGCAGAAGTTGCATAAATATTTTTATGAAAAACAAAATTGATAATTATATTTGTCAAAAATAAATCACAACATGACAACAACATTTTTAGAGTACTTTGAATTTGTAGCAGCAGCAAGTAATTTTTTACAACAAAATCCCGAAGAAAGCAAGCTGAAATATGCTTTGGAAAAGGTAGGTAAATTAAATAAAAATTTGCAAGACGAATATTCAGCAGCGGTGGAGGATTGCCGAATTGATTTTTGCGAAACTGACGAAAAAGGAATTATTTTGAGAGATGACAAAGGTCAGTATAAATTCACAAAAGAAAATTTGAAGAAATTTAATGCAGCCGTGAAAGCATTGCAGAATAAGGAAATCGAAGTTAAAACATGGGGTTATGACTTAAGTCAAGATGAATTTACGGATGAAGAAGCGAAAGCAATTTTTGAAAAGTTTTTAATCAACGAAGAAAAAATAAAAGTAGTTTAAAATGGCAACAACCAATTTATTTAAACCTATGAATCAACACTTCGACTTCACCCAATTACTCCTACTGGGAACAGCCATTGGTACATTTTGCTATAACCTTTATCATGGCGTTTCTATCAATATTAATTTAGCAGAAAGCGCAGAAATGGTCGGGGTTGCATTGGTGGTAATTTTAATAAAATCATTTTTGAGTGGTGCATTTGTTTACATTGGCGGTGAGGTTGCCAAAAAATATTGGAAACGAAAAAATAAATAATTATGAATGATTTTTTTACTTCGATGCTTTCGGAAGGCGGCAAGATTAGCCACAAACGATTTATAAGTGTTTTAGCAACATTTATTGTGTGCATTATTGCAACAGTAACAGCGATAAAATACGATAAGTATTCGCTGGATATTATACACTCGTTTTTGATTTTTGTAAGCGTTATGTCAGGCGTTGCAACTGTTGCACAAATAGTTTCATTGGTAAAAGGAACGCCGATTGTAGAGCCAAAAGATGAACAACCAAAACCACCAACACCATGAGTACAATAAACAAAAAAGAATTATTAGCAGTAATAGCAGTAATGCTATTGTTATTGATTGCAGGCGCATTATTTAGCGGCTGCATGACACCACAACGAGCCGAAAGGAAACTCGAAAAGTTGTTGTTAAAACAACCAATGGAAGTAGCTGAATTTACTCGTGATAAATTTCCTTGTATAACAACGCATGAAACAAAAGATACTACATTTTTCAAAACAGATTCAGTGGTTAGCTATGTTGAAGTGCCTTGCCCTCAAACATTTGCAGCTAATAAATTTTACGAGCCGACGCCACGAGCAAATGTTGTTTACGTGAAAGTGCCTATCAAAAGCGCATCATCAAAAGAGGTAATTCACGATAAAATATTTGTTGAAGATAGCAGCAAAATATTTATTGCAAATAAATTATTGAGCAAAGCCAACGAAGATTTAAAAGCAATGGAAAGCAGCCGCAATTTTTGGCGCAAATGGTGTTTGATTTTCGGCGGTGTTTTGCTTTTGATTGTGATAATTTTTGCTGCTAAAATCTTTGCTAAAATTTCTTTACCAAAATTACCAATATAACATGGCAGATATTAATTTATTAGTACCAAAGATTTTAAAGTGGGAAGGCGGTTATGTAAATAACCCATTCGATAAAGGCGGTGCAACAAACATGGGGGTAACACTTGCAGCATGGCAGCATTTAGGGCATCCAACAGCAACCGAAGAAGATATTAAAAGTCTTACTCATGATGATTTCAAAATCGTACTTCGCCAGTATTGGAATCAATGGCAAGCTGATAGAATCGAAAATCAATCTATTGCTGAAATATTAGTTGATTGGGTTTGGGGTTCGGGCATTTGGGGGATTAAAATCCCTCAACAAATATTAGGAGTAGTAGCTGATGGGCAAGTGGGTAACAAAACTATCGAGGCTTTGAACGCTGTAAATCCTGCTGAATTTTACGCTAAAATATTTCAAGCACGTAAAGAATTTTTAGCGCATATTGTTGCACATAATCAAAGCCAATCAATATTCTTAAAAGGTTGGTTAAATAGATTAAATGATTATCAATTTGAAGAAACCGTATTAACATAGTTCAGTTTTCATGGTGTATTTTTGAGTAAAAGAGCCGCAGCAATGCGGCTTTTTTATTGCCTCGAAAGCCGCTTCATTACTGCATATTTACACTTCATTAACATTTGTTTTGAAGAAAAAAGAAAAATAAAACAAAAATAGTTTGGAAATTGAAAATGAATGTATGTATATTTGCAGCAGATATTTAAACAATCAAAAATACACATCATGGCAAACGAAAGATTTTACCCAGCAAAAGAAAGAAAAAACGACTTCATTGTAAAAGTTGAATATTTGCAAGGCGGTGTTGAAGCACACACAAGAAGAAAATCAGTTTTAAAAGGCGCAAAAATTTTAGGAATGAAAGTTTGGGATATTGAAAACCCAAACTACAAAACAGAAGAACAATACAATAAGCAAATTTGCAAATGTGCAAGTGATAGATTTAAAATGATAACCGTAAGTGAGTTTGTTTACAAATAATAAAATAAAAAACAATAAAATGCCAACAAAAAATAAATCAAAAACAAAACGTTCAACTGGCGAAGTGGTAAATGTGCCACAATCAGTTTTGAGCAAAATCGAAAAATCAGAGAAGCAATATCCGACCAACTCGGCATTTTGCAAAGTATTAGAAATTGATGCGCCAA